CCAGAAGCAGGAGCATATTGAGGAATATTAAACACTCCTGTAGAAGAATTATATGTTGCAGCTCCAGATGATCCTGTAGTAGTCAAACTGATTGCAGCTCTAGCTCTGGCATCTGTATAATACAGATTTACTGCCCCTTCTGGAACATTATCTGTTGTCAAAGATACAGCTCCTGTAAATCCATTTACTGAACTAACAGAATCAGTATTATCTACTTTATCCCAAACTGTTCCATTAAATATAGCCCAGTCTCCTATTTGCCAGTCAGTAATACCATTGAGATTTGTATTTCCTGCTACACTAACTTTGTAGTAATATCCTTTAGTTCCTACAGAAGAAGTTAATGTTGGAGCGTTAGTTGAAGCATTCCACACTCCTTGATAATTCAAACCTCCTATTAATCCATTAATTTGGTTTTGGGCTTTACCAAATGCTTCTAGTATAGTATCTGTTGCTGAAATTGTTCCGCCTGTAACATTAAGTCCTGTTAATATTTTATTTATAACAGCAGAATTAGTAAGAGTTATATTTACTGAACCTGGACCTGTAGCAGTGGCTTCTCCTGTTAATGCTGTAATTCCACCTGTAGTCCAAGTTCTATTTTGTGTTAAATCATGAGTTACACCATCAATAGTTATTTGTCTTGATAATGGTACATAATCTAACCCTGCTCCTAATATATCCCATAGAGCATTTTTTGTAGGTGCTTCTAATTTACCATTCCATGCTGAACTATATGCTTCATCATTTAATGTAACAGTACCACTTACTATAATATTGTTTGTAAATTTCATTATTATCCTATTATAGTTATTTTAACATTAGAAATTGTAGTATTAGATAATAACTTAATACTATTTGCATTAACTATTTCATAATCACACATAATTATTCCTGAACTATCTATAAAACTTACATCAATATATGTCGTATTTAAATTATGTGTTATTATTAATTGATCAGTAATTGTTATAAGAGCTCTGTATATTTGAACAGCAAATGGAAAAGTAGAAAAATATTCATTAAATACTTTTACAGAAATTACTTTATCATAGTCCTCTGGTAAATTATTTAATAATTCTTGATAGGTTGCTAGTGTTACTGATCCAAATAATACATAGTTTATATTAGATGCCTCATATACTACTAGTGTAGTATTTATAGAAGGTAAAGTTTCTAGATTTAAACCTAAATTTTCTTTTATTTTTACATATAATCTTTCAGCTATTTCATTAGTATAATCTAAACTATATTGAATTTTTAAAGCTTTAAGTAACATTCTTAAACATTGAATATTATTTGCTTCATTTTTATTAGTAAAAGTAAGTCCATATTCCTCTTTAATAAGAGATTCATAATCTTTATTAATAATATAATATTCTGTTTTATATATTAATATTAATATGTCTAATTGAGTTACTGCCATTAGGTATTTGTATTACAGTCATTTAAAGAATCAATTAAGTCTTTACAATTATCTAAAAACTTTTGAGATTTTTGTAAATTATCATATTTTGCCCATAAAATAGCATTTTCTATATAGTTATTTAAAACTGTTAAAGCATTAGTTGCATTTATTTCAGTATTACAAGAACAATCTGACGTATCAGCTAATGTAACAAAACCTATCAAAGCATTATAATTAGATAAATAATCTAATTCTTTTTCTGCTTCATCAGGTGTTCCTTCATTATTAAATTGCCAAGTTACAGTTATTGTAACTACATAATCTTTATCGTAAAAATCAGTAACAGTTAAAACATCTTGTGTAGCATTTACAGTATTTGTATATGGAAAATTCACAGTTCTAGTAGTACCATCTGATTTTACTATAACAACTGTTCTTGAAGTAAATACTGTTTTAGGTAAAGTTGAATTATATACAGAAGTATCTGTTATTAATAAATCTTGTCCATCTGTTGAAGTTGAAGGTTCAAAACCTTGTATGAATGTAGCCATTATTGTTTATAATAAAAAAGAGTAACCTTGTATTTTTACAAAGTTACTCTTTATTTTTGAATTATACAAATTTATTTTTTTCTATATTGTATTATGGTGTTTCAAGAACATCAACTCTAGCATCAAGAGCTGTTATTTGTGCTCCAACAGAATCTACAATATTCAGTAAGATTGGGAAGATAGTTGAATCACCAGCATCTTTAGTTACTGCTATAATTGTTGAAATTGGTGCTTGAAATTTACCAACTGTTACAATATTTGTATCATGTGTATTATCATGTTCTAAAACAGCAACATCATATTGAGTACCTGATACAGATAAATAATTTGGTGTTGGTGCTGGAAATTTCATACGGTTAGTTAAACCAGTATATCCTAGACCTCTTTGTTCAAGAGTACGAATTTGCCAGAAATTACCACAACCATAATCAGCAGCAGTTGTAGCAGCAGTTGTACCACCAGCTGTCAAAGTATATGACGGAGAAGTTGGTTGACTTGGTTGAGTTGATGATTGTACACTAAAAGTATATTGTAATGGAAATTCTCCCACAATATTTGCTGTACTTGCAATTACTTTAGCAGTAAGAACCAATGTTGAAGTACCCGTTGCAACAACTATTGAACTAGGATCAGCATTAATTTTAGCTTTTAACAATGTTACAAGATCTGAAGCACTAGTAGTAGCAGCTATTACTGAATATACTTTCTTTGCTTGACGCATTTGTAGGATTTCTTTATCAGAATTATCTATAATAGATACTGAATAAATATTACCTACTACAGGAGTTGAAGGAGTTAGTGTTACTACTTGTTCAACTTTAGCTCTAAAATCTTCACGATTATATGCTTTTATATCTTTTACTCTGATAGGATCAGAATAAACCTTAACACCAGCTGTATCATTAACAACAATTTGTACTACATCATCACCTGATAGCGGAGTTGTAGATGTAACTGTTGTTCCTGTAGAATCTATGATTAGATATTGACCTGCATCAGTATCTGCCATATCTGCCATTTGAACACCATTGGTTACTAAGACTTTGAATACTCTATTTGTTACCATTATTTTTTAATTTTTTTATTAATTATTTATTTTGTTTTGTTAATTCATTTAGGTTTGTCTGATATCTTTGTGATTCAATATTTTCTAATACCATAGAAATAGCCATATTAAGTATTTCATGTTGCATTATTGTTGATGTGAATTCACATTGTACATCTGTTGTTGGAGTAGAATATGCTGATCCATAACGCATTCGTACTGGAACTTTTAAATAATTTAATATTGTTCCTGTTACTGTAAATCTACCTTCTGTTTCATAAACTATTCCCGTTGAGTCAATATAATATAATGGCTCTTCTTGAATAGGTTTTCTAAAAGGATTCAACAGTAAAGTGTTAATATCATCTTGTTCTACTATTTTTCCTCCTACAGTTTTGTTACCACAACTAGCCGTATTTGTTATACACCTATGACGAATTAAATGTAAGTAATCATTTGGTAATGCACTTGTGTAAACAGTTCCTGATACACTAGGTGTAATTGTACCAGACTTTTTTACTATTTCTTTTAAATCGTCAATTCTTATTTGATTCTCTTCAAATCCATTGTTATTAGAACTTTGAGGATCATATTTTAATTTAACTACTATATCTTGTGCCTTATTTAACCAATAATCTTTTTGTTCTGGTTGTATATAAGGATATTCAAAATCAAGAGTTTTATCAAGTTCTATATCAAAATTAATGTGAAACTCTTGTATAGTCATTATTTACTTTTACTTTTAAGCTCTTGCATTAATTGTACTTTTAATGCTTGATGTTCTTTATTATCTAAATAGGTAATAGTAGATTCTTCATCATGTCCTAGTGGATCATCACCATAATAATAAGCTGTTTTATTCTTTCTTAATATACTTGCTTCTACCAGATCTTTCAAGAATATTTTCATATCTCTTTTATTATCTTCTACAATACTTACAAATGTTTTAGGATTTTCTTCTAATTTTTCATAAAGTCTTGCATCTACTATTTCATCTGATACTTCTCCTACTTTAACAAATCCTGGATAAAGTTTTAACATATCTTTCTTTTGTTGAGGAGTTAAACTATCAAATAATTTATTTGCTTTTCTTTTTATAACTGATTTAGTATTAATTAATTCAGCTTCTTTAATTTCATCCACAATTACATAATCTGCGTATGGATTCATATCTGATACTGATTTTTTTATTCTTTTATGATTTCTAAGAAATTCAATAGCTAATTCATGTTCTGGATTAAGTGTATTAAATTCTTTTTCTTTATCTGTCATAATTACCCTATAATCATCCCAAAATGGTGAACTAGGACTTAAATCTTTTTGTTTTAATTTATCTTCAAAGTATTTTTGTTTTTCTTCATCCAATCCTGTATATCTAATTCCTGTAGAATTATAATATGGTGCAACTGAATCTTTAGTGTTTCTGTACCTTGTGAAGCCCATCCAAGCTCCTTCTTTTTTAATTGGTTTTACTTTTACAATTGTTGACATAAATTTGTTTTATATTTGTTTACTTAATTTGTTTTCGCTTAATTAAAGGAGGACTAGCCTCCTATAATCAAATTAAGTGTATTAATTATGCTGCGTCGCAAATGAGTTCTCCGCAAGACATTGGGTTTTTAATATAAATACCTGTTTCAGAAAGTACTGATACTGAATAACCATCTACAGTATTTGAACGAAGTGTATTCATAGAACCTGCTTCTCCAGAAGGAGTAGTAGAACCACCATTAAACCACATCAATTGTTCACGTCCTGCTTTAGCTACTTTAACAATATTAGCTGTACCATCATATTGACCATAATCAATAAAGGTTGCTCTATAAGACTCTAAAGGTCTTCCTGTAATAGGGTGAAGCTTCCTGTTGTGAATTGGATCATCATATAAAGGCATGTGCATTAGTGTCATTTCAGTTCCATTCAAACCTTTATAAGTTTTGAATTGTCCACCTAAAGATAGATCTTGACCAGAACCAGTAACAAAGTGAGTATCTACTAGATTCCAAGAACCAATAGATTGTTTCATAGCTCTATCAAATAGATCCATAAATCCTTCTCCACATAGTGCAACAAACTTACGCTGTCCTTGAGAAATAACATTATAAGATAAGTCCATCATAAACTCACGTATAATATTTTCTGTCAATACAGTATAATAACGTTTGTTAGCTGGTGCAATTTGTTCTCTAAGTCCAGCACTTGTATATACAGGACGACCATTTTCACCTTTTAATTTAACAGTACCGTTAGCATCTGCATTATAAGTATTGTAAATATAAGCACGCTCATTTTCACGATACCATTGTTCTAAGAAAGTCCAGTGTTGAATATCAGCCCACATCTTAGACATTTTACCAGATTTAGGATCTTTCATTCCTACTACCATTACATCAGAAGCTGCTGAACCAGTAATTTCACGATTCTTACGTTGAATAGTAAGACAGTTTCTCATTTTAAATGGAGAACCATAAGTTGTGATACCTGATCTAGTTCCACCTTCTTCATAAGCTGAGAAATCTTTTGAGAAAGACTTTCCAGTTGCTAGTAAAGCAGGAGGCATAAATTTAGTTTTATCTGCTGTTTGTAATTGTAATGTATAAATAAATCCATCACCGTCTTGAATAGGATCTCCTAATACAATAACAGGATAATCTCTATCATCTGGTATAAGTATTTCACCCGATACATATTCTTTTTCAGAAAGAACTACTCTAAAAGGTTGTAGATTCAATCCAGGAGTTGAATTTCCAGAATCAGGGTTTCTAACCACCCCAATAGGTCTTTCTAAATCTCCTACTAAGCTCCAATCATATTCTCTGTTATTTACTATTTGTGTTTTACCTAAGCCCCCTGTCAACATGGACAAAGGATTTCCATAGCTATAACCAAATACAAATGAGAGTACGTTATTAACTACATCAGGTTCAGTAAAGTAGGCTGTAGACAAGTGATTACTATCTGTAAGACCCGCAAACTTTTTACCTTGATAAAGTTGTAATCCATTTACATTCATTAATTTTATTTTATTTTAAGTTTAAAAATTTATTTTATTTATTTTACCAAATGATTCTTATTATGAATTAAAAGCTTTAAATGCACTAAAGTCTGCTTTATCTCCAGAAGATACATCTACTTTTTGACTTTGACCTTTTACAGTACTATCTTTACTTTTTAATATGTTTTTAAACTTTTGCGTAGCTGTTGTTTCAGCTTTTCTAGTAGCAGCAGTAAAATCATATTTTTTATATTTTAAATAAGCTAATTCAAGTTGTGTTTTAACTGAATTATCTTGTAAATCTTTTTCATATCTGGTTAAACCAGTTCTATCTCTATCTAATAGATAGGATTTAAAATCATCTTTTTCTCTTTTAGTAATTGGAATACCAGCCATAGTATCAGCCGTTTCAATTACAGTATTTAATTCAGTAAGATATTGATTATATTTTCTATTGTTTTCTTCAACTTGAAAATTTTGTTCTTCAATTAATCTTTCTTTATTTTTTTCAAAAACTTTTTCTAATTTTTTAGAATATGTTTTAGCTTGTTTTTCAAGTAATAAACTATCTTCTAAATCAGTTAATGTTTCTTCAATCTCATCATTAGAAAAATCTTGAGTTTTTAAATATTCTCTAATTACTAATTTCTGATTTTCTGTATTATCTAAATCTATAGTTTCTAAATCTATAGGTTTTTGTAACACTTCAAAAAATTTAGATGGTTCTCCACCTTTTTCTAAATAATCTAAAAATTGTCTACCTTCTTCTGGAATAGATTCTTTGTAACTATCAATTCCTTCTAGTATAGTTTTCTTTACAGATTCAAATACTAATTCTGGTGTATCTTGTAAATCATCTGAATCTTCAAATGAAAGTACACCTTCATCATTTAATACTGAAAGTAATGCCTTATATGAAATTGAATCAGCTGTTATACTAGAATCATCTTCTGGTAATTCATCATCATCTTCATTTTCATTTTCTACTTTATCTTTAATAGTATCATCTTTTTCAATAGTATCTTCAGTATCTTCAGTTTTATCTTCTTCATCTAAGAAGTCTTCAGGAACTGCTGTTTTTATTATTGAATCTTTGGATACTTCAGTAGTATCCTTATTTATTTCAGTTTCATCTGCAAACATATTTATTAGTTCTTCTGACAATTCTGTTTTAATTATATTTTCTTGCATAGTACAAAATTAATGTTTATTTTTTTAATTATGAAATTTTTTAATGGTTTATTATTATTTATGTAATTTACTATAGCTTTTTATTTAAGATTAATTAATTTATATAGTGTTTTATTTATTAATGACTGCATTTCATCAATAATATTTTGTAGACAACTTTCTTTAAATATAACTCTATTAGTTTCAATAAATTCATTTAAATTTTTTAAATGACTAATAGGTTCTGTTGCTTTTGTAGATTCTATAGTAATATTAACAATTTGATAATATCCTTGATAAGATTCTATAAGTTCATCTATTAAATCTAATATACCTTCATAGTAATCATTTAATGCTACGTGTTGTGCGTATGATTTTACTCTAAGATGTGTTAAGTGAGCAATATCTCTTGATTGAAATAGCTTACTAAAAAATTGTGATGTTGATACTAATGCCATTATTTTGATGTTTTTGGTTTTTGCCTAGCTTTAACCATATCCACTTTGTTTTTAGCTTCAGCAATTTTTTCATTTGATTTAATTTTTTCTCTTTCAAGTTGCATTTTGTCTTTATGTTGATCTCTTTCTTGATAAAAATTCATAAACTCAACTACATCAGGTACACCATCGTCATCTGCATCATCTGTTGGTGATGCATTTTTACCTCCAAAAGTTTTAATATAAGCAAGTTCTTTTTGAATTTCACCTTTAATTAATTCTCTTTCATCTAATCTATCAGCTTTAAATTCTTCTAGTTCTCTTTGACCATCAATTAATTGTTGCTGTAATCCTTGTTCTTGATCTTGCTCTGCTTGTCTTTGTTGATCAGCTTTTTGTTCAGCTTTCTTAACAACATTCTTAACATCAGCAATAGATGTAGAATCAAATATAGATACTAATTCAGTTAGTGTAATAATACCAGAAGCTACAGCTTGTTGTGCAATTGCTTTTAAATCATCTAAAGCTTTTACTTCTTTAGCTGAGTTAGTTACAAATACTCCATAATCTGCATTTTGGAATTCTTCATCTACTGTTAAAAATACTCTAGACATATCATCTAGAATATAATTTATTTTATGTCCTGCTGGATAAGCTACTTTAGCACATTCAATTAATTGAGTAAGTACATGTTTTTTAACTTCTCCATGAATATAAAATAAAGGCTCTGTTATATGTGAAGATTGTGCAACAGATCTTTCAACTCCACCAACTGTTTCAGATGATTGAATTGATCCTTCACGTTGTCTAGATACTCCCATAAGAGAAGCAGCTTGTTCTTCAATCATATTAAGTATATTAATATACTGTCCTACTGCTTGAGATAAAGACATATCTACAGCAGTAAATTGATTAAATTGAGATACTTGTCCTTGAAACTTACCTTTACCTTCTTCAAAAGAGTTTATAAAAGCAATACCTAGTGAATCAAAATAATACATCCATTTTTCAAGATCTATTCCTTGTGATCTAGGTATTTGTGCAACATCCATAACCATCTTCTTACCTTTAGCTTTAGCTATTTCAAACTCCATTCTATACATTATAATATTATATAAGTATTGATGATGTTTAACTAAATCTACTAGAGAAGTTGGTATTGAGTTTCTATTATTATATATTGTTCCTACATATCCTAATTTACAGATAGCAGGATTATCCATTGTTCTATATTGAACTGTTTTAGGTCGTATATTAACATAGATATGATTACCTATTTTAGTACCTTCCCAAACTTCATTTATCCAATTCCATTCAATAGTTTCACCTTTTTCTTTTTGTGCTTTATAAGTTTCATCAACTATAACTTCTTGCTCTTCCATATTTTCATCATAGTATTTTAAGAAACCTATTTTTCTAAGAGATTTCCATTCTACTCTAGTAACAGGAATGTGTCCTATTCTATTATGTGAAGAAAAAGCATTTTGTGAATAAGATATATTGATTAGACCTTGACCACTAGCATTTGTAGCACCAGTATAATCACCAGTATCAATTGCCCTAATTTGTTCATCAGTTAAAAAATCATAGTATCTATCTATAATTTCTGATGGTGTACAGTATTTAGTATGTTTAGCCCATTGTCCATCTTCTATAAAATCTTGATCAGGACTTTTATCATAATCAAAATCTAAAGGATTAATAGGTTCGCATATAGGAGTATTACCATCTATACCTACATAGTATAATTCCATAGCTGATATTAAAGCATCTCTCCAACCTCTATTAAATTTATACTCTAAGTTTTGTTCTTTAATAATATAATTAGCTATTTTATTAGCTATTGATTCTCTTATATCTGCATCAGTATAAGACATATATTTATCAATCTGTTCTGGTGTCATAACTTCTCCTGTTTCAGGATTAGTTACTTCTACACCTTGAGCTTGAAGTTCTGTTATTAATTCAGATTCTAAATATTGTAATAATAATGTTTTTCTCTTTTCTTCTATTTGAGATACAGCATCTGAGTTAATAGCAGCTACTCTAAAATTAAATGGTCTTTTAATTTCTTCTCCTTCTAATACTTTTAATTTAGGAGTAATAATATTAAAGTTATTTAATCTAGCAGGAAATTCATTCTTTAATCCATAAGGATTAGTAACATAAGTAAAATCAGATCTGTTGATTATATTATTATATAAATCATAATTAATTTGCATTCTAGCAAAGAAATTAATATCAGAATCAGAATTACTTCCAATTGAGGATCTCATAATAAAATCAACATTGGCTCTACCCCAATCTTCTGTTTTTTCAGATCTTGGTAGTTTCTGTCTTGGTCTTATACTTGAACCTGGATTATATTCGTTCTTCATTTATTTTACTAAGGAATTTACAAAGTTAACTATTATTTTTGATATTTCAAAATTTTTATATGAATAATGCTTTATTAAAGAAATTGTCTATTTCTGTTTCTTCTTTTGCAACAGATACTTCTATATTATGCATTTCTAAATTTTGCATAATACAAAGCATAAATGCTATTACTCTATCAAAGTTTCCATCTTTATTATAAGATATTAATTCTTTAATTAAAGGTATTGATAGTATTTTAGTTAATTGCATAACACCAGGACTATCTTCTCTCTTTAACCAATCTCTAGTCATAATTTCTATTTCATCTTTAATTGGACCAGTCATGTGTGTACCATAACCTCTTTCTACTTTAGAAGATGGAGATATAGATTTTATAATATTAGGTTGAGTATGTAGTAAATGTAAACAATTTTTTGTTTGAAAGTATGTTTTAATACCTGTATTCTGATTTTCAAATAAAGCTTTACATTGATACCATTCTAATAATCTTCTACATTGTTCATAAAAATCAGCAGCAAATTCAGGTCTACCTGTATATTCAGCTACTGGTAAATGATATGTTTGATCAGCATTAACAAATCTTTTATATATTATAATAGATCCATAAGATACTGATGAATCAGCTTTATCTTGATCATAAGGGTCAATACCAGCTATATACTGTCCATATCCTATAAGTGATGTTGGTTCTTCCCATATAACAACAGCTCCTTTAGGATCAGTAGATTCTTTAGTAGGATAATCAGCTGGTCTTAAATCATGGTCTACTTTAAAATAAGCTTTACCATTAGCATCTCTTTGCATCCAACCATTAGTACCTAAATCTTTTCTTTTTAAAGTAGATTCTAAGAATGTTAAATGTTCTTTAAGTTCAGCTACAGGAAATAAATTACCTTCCATAATCAAGAAAGCTTCTGAAGGAACTAATGGTTTCATCTGAAGTAAGTCATATAATGGTTTCTTTGATTTACCATTAGCAGCTATTTCTCTTTCTTTTAATAGTTTTCTTAAAGCAAGTTCTTTATTAACATTACCTAACTTATCTCTAAATTCATCTAATGCCATCCATGCTGGTACAAAGAATCCTACTTTACCTTTGTTCTCAAATATATCATCAAACTCTAAACAATCATAAGAAGCAGGAGAATAAAATACTTTCTTAGCTCCTTCAGTAGCACCAGAGGTCATATCACCTCCTGTACCAGTCATCCAGATAGTTCCATACTTTTCACCATCTACAGTAGTACATTCATGTAATTGTCCTAATACATCTTCTAGATTATTCATAAATCCAGTTTCATCTATTAGTCCAAATCCATATCTACTACCATTTGCAGCAAAAGGATTATCTTTAAAAGATCTAAATAAATATCCAGAACCAGTACCTTTAGTTTCCCATTTACCACCTATTTTTTCTTCATATCTAGCAGTAACATCTTTTCCTACTAACCAGCTACCAGAAGTCTTTTTAGATAAAGGTGCGGGATATAATATTCCTGCTACTTCCATTTTACCAGGAAGAAACTCAAGTCCTACTTTTAAATGTTTGTTAAGGTTATTAACATATTTAGAATCAGATGCTGCTATAAGTGTTTGAGTAGTATATACTTCCTGATGATCCTTATGTAGTTGCTTATTAGCCCACCATTCATCATAATCTGTTACACCATCTGTTAAGAAGTTGTGTCCACACATATTACCAGAAAATACTGTCTTTCCATAGTTACGTGCACCAATCTCTATATTATTCTTAGCAGCATTATAAAACAAAGGTTTACCTAAATCAGCATTTTTATATTCATACAAATATTCTAATGCATCTTTATACTGCTTTAATTTACCTTGTTTGTTATATATTGAATCTATTATATTAGTAGATTGATATGGTATAATTTCATCTCTATTAGGATCAATAAGTACTCTATGACAAGAGTATTCATCGTCATTTTTAAATCCACTGAAGCCCCTTGCTACTGCGTGTACATAGCCTTTAATCCATTCTATATCACGTAGTCTAGGTCTACCAATAACTTTACCTTTAGAAGAACCATCTTTCTTCTTCATCTCTATATTCCATAGATTTACATATTGAAATATAGAACCAGGTATCCATTTGAATTCATCTTCATGCTCAACCCAGTGCCCTTCAATTTGTTTTCTCTTTATTATATGATACCAGAAACGCTCATAGTTTACACTAAGAGGATTAATCCTAGGTATTTCTATGAGACATTTCTCTAAAGGTATTTTATTTTTATAATTTAAATAATCAAACATATTAGTCGTTGAGTGAAGCTACTGAGCCTCCTTTACCTACACCATTTTTATCTTCTTTACTAAGTTCATCCCAAATGGATTTAATAGTATCATATACTTTCTTAGTACCTACAGCCATCTTATCTAAGTCATCATAAGTACTTAAATCATACTCTTGTGTCTTTAAGAATGCTGTTCTTTTATCTAATAAATCATCCCATGTCTTAAGATGTCTTTCTAATGCATTGTATTGTAATGTAATAAAAGCTTCAATACATAAATCTAAATCTTCTTTATTATCATCATAATAATTCTTATTATTACAGAAATCTTCTCCTATTACAGCATGTTTACCATCTATACCATCTACTGCTAGTTTACAATACTTACTAGCTCTAGAATAACATAATGCTATAAACCACATAAAGGTAGAAGATTCTTTCCTACCTTTAGATTTATCTTTATCATATATATCCTTAAAAGGATTTGTTACTTTAATTTCAGGATATAAATCCCAAAAACTTTCATCAGTATTAAAGTTATCTATGTAATTCATTAAACTATATTTACATATTTATATTTTCCTTCTGTATCAAACCACATAAATTGTTTATTATTAATTGTTATATTCCACAATCTTTCAGGTATTAATTCACTTTGAGGCATTATAAAATGCATTTGTTCATTTACTAAATAAGGAGCAATTAATTTAGCTCTAACACTTGTACCTTGTGTAGGATACTGTCTTACTTCTATTATTTCTATTTTATTATCTTTTATAGTCATATTAATAAAATTTAAATCCTACTGTTCTATCAATAGGTTTATTATTAAACAATAATTGTTGCATAGCTTTATAACTTCCTTCTACTATAATAGAATCTTTATATGCTATACCTAATTCTACTCTTTTGGTTCTAATATTACCACTAGTATTTAATACTTGTTTAACATGACTAATATCTTTCTTAAAGAAAGTTTGTTTAGATTTAGCATCTTTTTTTATTAAAATACAATCTTCATTATCAGCATTGTTTAAGTATATATCTTCTAATATAGTTACTTCAATAATATCTTTATGATCTGGTTTATTATAGTTTGTTTCTTCTTGCATGAGCTATTTGAAGTCTTTCTTTTGCTTTTGGTTTAATACAAAACTTACCTAAGTAGTGTAGATGCACTGATTCTTCTCCTAATCTTATAGTATCTACTATAAAATTAAATTGAGTCTTTATAACTTTTTCTATTAGTTCTTCTTTTATATCTAATCTATTAGATAAATTATGTATTATTTTATCCATTTTGTTTTAAACATCTATTAATAAAATCTCTTAATTCAGTAAATCCTGTTTCACCTATATTAATAACTTGGAAAGTAATTCTACCTTCATCAGTCATAATAGATTTCCATATTGTTTTATTATTTATTTCTCTTTTGAAAGGATTATATCCAATATATAAATAATCTGTTTTATTTATTGGATAAACCAATGTATCATATTTTTTATATTTAGATAAACCACCACCTTTTTTAGTTGGTTTAAATCCTAAGTCTTCAATTTGTTTAAGAGTTATTGCCATATTTTTATATTTTTTTATATTGATAAATATAATGAGATCCTAATTCTTTATTTGTTGATATTAAATAATTTGAAGTTATTTCTATTTTATTACCAATAATCATTCCTTTTTGTAAATAACAATTTTTAGTATAAATTTTATTTTCTTCTATTTTAAGAAACTCTATCATTAATCTTTAATTACTACTACAAAGTTTAACAAACAGTTATCTTTTGTTATAGAGATATAATCTCTATCTACATATTCATTACTATTACTTTCAATTAAATAGGTTTGTAGTAAGTTCCTAATATATTTTTTTCTAAATAGTAATTGTTCTAGATTTTCGTAGGTTACAGTATATAACCTTTCATTATCTTTTAATGGTTCTATCATAATTTTAAAAATAAAAAAGTACAGGACGAATTTCCTGTACTTGATTACGAGAGAGGGAGGGTATTAAATTTATTGTCATAATATTATTTTGGTAGCGGGTGTGGGTAACGCTCCCACTGTCTTAAGGTAATGAATCTCACGAGATACTTTTTCTCCAACCCGCACTATTTTTTTAAAGTTTATCTATAATTGTTACTAATTTATTTAAAACTTTTTCTCTATCTTTTCCTTCTAATATTGGTTTCTGTATATTATTAATAAATACTTTCTTTCCAATTTGTGTAGGATCAGTTTCAAACTGTGGTTCTAATACCATTGTACCTAATGCTTTAATTAACATTTCAATTTTACTAGTTTCACTTTCTAGGTTTTGACTCATATTTTTTATTTTTAATTTGTTTAGTTTCTGGATCTTCAGTATGAAACAATTCTGATTGTAGTGTCTTCATATATCTAGAAGCTGCTGCATCTCCTTTAGTTTCTCTTAAATTAATAAAAGTATCTAATTCTTCATCTGTCAATAATCTTTTTGTTAACATAAGTCAAATATATGTAAAATAATTGACAATTCCAAATTTATTTTAAATTATTTATTATTTAGACTATTAATATAAGCTTGTCTGTGTTCTTCTGAAGCAAATGGCATTTTATCTGCTTCATTTAATATTACTTTAGTAGGTTCAAATATTGGTTTGGACTCTGGATATTTTTCCCAGAACTTATATTCATCATATCTACCCCATTTATCCCAATCATTCATTTTTTCCCATTCATAAAAATCCATAAAATATGATTTATCTCCTATTTTAATTTCTATTATATTCATATATTATTATTTTAAGATAGCAGGGTTTCCCCAAGTTGTTTTTAACTTAGATCAACCTTGGCTTAACTAGTATTTGAAGTGGTCATACCCTGCAAAACCCGTATGAGAGGAGCTTTCTTTACAAACCATAGCTTTAATCCTCTCCAACAACTCCTAGTTAAGTTGCTTATTTATTATAATACAAATATATGTAAAATTTATGACAAATCCAAATTATTCAGTAATAAATTTCCATAATTTTTCAGTTTCTTTATTTTTAAATAATGTTACAATATCATATATAATAGTTAGTGGTAATATTACTAGACATATAACCCTTGGTATTATGCCTACTATTTTTAAGAATTTATTCATACTGCAAATATAGTCATTAAAAATAAAAATTCCAAAAAAATTTTAAAAATTTTGTGTGTGGGTTAGTTTAGTATATACCCTACTATCAGTACCCCTTTCTCAATTCTGATTGCTTATACTACCGTCACTTTTAATAGTGATTGCAAGTATTTGCTAACTTATATGGAATGTTGTAAAATAACACTTAGAATGTTTGTGATGCTTGATGATTACTAATCAAGTGATAGTTCTAAGCAACAGTCCTGTTTATAATATAGTGTGACTTACTTGATAAAGTCAAACAGCTGGTATATCTGTATTATATACTACTAATCTAATTAATCTAATAAACAAAGCGTTATGTTCGTAGCAAAATTCTCTGCAACAATTGGTCTTCCATTTGTAGCAGACAAAAATGGTAACTTCCCAATGATTGGTGAAGTATTGGCAGGTACAGCCAAAGGTAGTTTAATCAATGGTACAATGTTTCAAAGAGCAGGATTACAACCTAATAAGTTGTATGCTTGTGAAAACACTGTTGATGAAGAGTATCCTGATAACATTCAAACTTCAGTAGTTTCTGAAGTAAGTGTTATTGAGTACATGCAACTCAGAACTGTATTGGGTGCTGGTAAAATAGCAATCAATGAAGAAGAAACTGAAGTTGCAGAAGAAGAAAACTTAGCACCTGCAAAAGCTGTTAAAGCTAAGTAATTAATTAACACTATCCTAATATAGACACTATACATAAGTACTTGTATGGTGCAGGGATAGTGTTATTTTATTTAATTATAACATCATGGAAGAATTAATTGCAGTTGCTATATTAGTAATAATACTATATGGTTGGAGTAAATATGATGATTGTGGTCATGATGATGACAATATCAGATTAACATGAAAGTAACTAAAAACAATATATAGGTCTATTTTAAAAGATAGAATAAATCTATATGATATGTACTTGTTAGGAATTAGTTGGTACAGTTGGAAATAAACTAGAATAGTAGGTATAGTATGTAGTATAATTCAATAGAACAGTTGGAGTCTATTGGTAATAAGCCTTGAAAGAGCAATACACATATTATATCTACTATTTTTAGTAAATAATAATGTTAAAGTAGTAGAGTATAATAGTAGTCATTACTACACAGATATTTAATTACTAGCGGATTAAATATACTAATCCAGATGATTATATTATATATCTACTATTTTAACAAATAAACATATCATCACAAGTCCGACATTACTAGTTATGTATTGAAGAAAGCTGTTATAATAAGTATTGGTTACAGCAATGATGATATTTTAGTTATATTTGAGATAGTGTTTGACTGCTAGTCCAACTAATCTATCCCACATTTAACATAAACTTAAACAATCAAATTAACAAAATCTATTACACATTAATATAGCTTTTATGAATGAATTTCAAAAACAATGGATTACAAGCACATGTGTTCCTGAATCTATAACTAGTATTAAAACTCAAGGTAAATTCTATCTTGATTTAATTACTAATGAAGATAAAACTATAAAAATAACAGTTTTATCTAATGATGATAATGTAATATCTATTGGTAAAACTTATCATGAATTATTAGATAGTCCAGAATATACTTTCAAAGAAGCAGTTAGAAAAGTTGCTGAATTATTACAAATTGATTGTTTAACCATTAAATAACTAATATTATGAAAAATAAACAACAGTTTTTCCCAATGAATGATTATATTCATTCAACCAAACAACAAGTAAAAACACAATTAGAATTAGATGGATATACAAGTATATCTTATTCAGGTTCTAAGCAAGGTTTTTATGCTATTTTAAAATAATACTAACCAATAAAACTCTTATCCAATTGCAGGTTCATAAGTTAATATATGAGTGATTATATAAGACATTAAAAGTAAGGAAGACAATTGTAATATTAACTAACAATATATCTACGATATTTAATGCATTCATCAAGGTGCAACCTTGTAAGAGTTTTTAAAATACTACTTAAGCTAGTTTATGAACAGCTACTCTACTAGTATAATACAAAGATGTAGAGAAAAAAGGTGAGATACCTTACTATATGATCCAAGATAGTAACCAAAATATAACTAAACTGCTAATCTTTTAGGTATGATGTTATTGAGGTTACTATTTTATTTAATTAACTTATTTTAAAATTAACTAATTATGTCAAAACTAAAAGAATTACAAGGAGAATTAATACAATATGCTATTGATAATCCTGAATTAGTTAAAAAATTAAATGTTACTGAAGTTCCTTATGAAACTGACGATACGTTTGAAATATTAACTAATATTCAAATAGAATTTTATGAACGTTCAATTTAATTATTATGTATAAATATTTCATACCAATTATAGGATTAATATTACTAATACGTGATGTTTATTCTATTAGAAAATCAATAGAAAATACATTATATTTATATAACACAGATAGTTATATAGTAATAATATTATATACAATGTTTTTTCAACCTTCAATAATAATATTATTATTAAAATATTTAATATATTAAAATACTAGTGGAGACAAACCGTTTAGGTGATATATAAAGCCTTTACCGTAATGCAGAAGTGCTAGTCTCCACGAAACAATCCCAGTGTATCAACACACAGGTTAATTCTTTTGTATAATTCATGTGGTTATAAACATTTCTTATGATTGTAGTCAAATTAAATTGCTATATCAGTAGATATAAAAAACCATTTACTTAATTCTTAAGAATGAGTAGTTGTAATACTATCAATAATTTCATAAGGATACTATCTGGTATAAAGAGAAAGAGTAACAAATCATAAGATTATGTAAGCTCTGAGTCAGATTATTACAATTGAGTACAGAAGGGAAATAACACTAGTAGATTGGGTAAAAATCCCAACATTTGGAAAATTGAATACACCTACTAATGTTATTTATTAAACAAAATAAAACTTAAAACATATGAATAATATACCAACAGCAGAAGAGTTCTTTGAACAAACAGGAACATATCCTGAATTAGCAATTAAATTTGCTCAACTTCATGTTGAAGCAGCATTAAAAGCAGCAAGTGAAAAAGCTACAATGAAAACTAGCTATCCAGATGAAGGTTATAAACAATCTGAGGAATCAGGATTAAAATTTGTGAATGTTCATGATATAGATAGAGGAGGAGAATCTGGAAATGTCACAATAGAAGAAGAATCAATCTTAAATGCTTATTCTTTAGAAAATATTAAATAATATCCTTTATTATGAGACTTGAATATATTTATAAATGTCCAGATGGAATATGGAGAGGATGCAACTATGCTGCAATAGTTCACATGAGAAGTTTTAAAAAACCTTTTAAATTAGAATATAAAAAAGTAATATGGAAAAAATAATGAATATTAAAATTTTAAGACCAATTATAATACCCATTGCTGCTGCATTATTAATTATATATATTATAATAGCATATGTTTTTGGTTTAAAAATGTAAATTGTAAAACAATGAAACATATAACATTTAAAATAGCTAAATTATTAAAAGAAAAAGGATTTGATCAAACATGTCAACAAAGATATATAAAATGTTCTCTTGATAAAGAAATTATTTTTCAAGAAGACTGTTCAGAGTATAATTGGAATTATAATTATGATGACTCAAGTAATACATATTATTCAGCTCCAACAATATCAGATATAGTTGACTGGATATATGAGAAACATGGTATTTGGATTGAAGTTAGTAGAGATTATGCTGATGGAAAATATATTTATCAATATTTTATAGATATACATAATCAAGAATTTGGATTTAACACACCACAAGAAGCATATTTATCAGCTATTGAATATACATTAAATAATTTGATATGACACAACAAGAAACATTAGAATATAATAAGAGGTGTATGAAGATTCTAGAAATGGAATATGAAATACACTCTAACACTTATAGATATAAAGACTTAATAACTACAACATTACAATTTCATTCAGATTGGAATTGGATTCATGAAATAGTTGAAGCTATTGAGAAATTAGGATACACTGTAGCTATATGGGATAATGTATGTGTAATTCCACATCTTAAAAAATGTATTTCTGAAACTAAAAAAGAAGCAGTTATACATGCAATCAATCAATTTTTAATTTGGTATAATGAAAATAAAACTAATCAATAAACAAACTAATGAAGAACATATTTGTTCTAAAGTGGTTATAGATGGATTTCAATATTATATAACTAATCAAAAAGTTACTGGTAAAATAGGATATAATTCTGATACCAACCAAATTGAATTCTTTGCAAGTCATCCTAAATATGATGAATCTGGTAAAAGAGTAATAGCAACAAACAATCCTTTTATTAATTTACCTTTAATAATAAATATTGAAGAAACATTAGCAAAAGATGCATATCCTGACTGGTATACTGAATATGATGAAGGAAGAGCATATATAGGTTATAAAAAGGGTTATAACAAATCACAAGAATCACATCCTTTTAGTGAAGAAGATTTAATTGAATTTGCAAATTTTTATTTTACAAAAGAGTTTTATAGTTCTATACAAAATTCAAAAAATACAAAAGAACTTCTTCAAATCTGGAAAGAAAAAAGAATTAAAATTATTTATTATGTATAATTTATATTGTACTCTTATTGGAAAAGAAAACGAAATATATGAAAATATTACTTTTGATACCTTATGTAATTGGCTTACAACAAATAAACATAATTTATTCGGATATTCTATAAATAGAGGAAATGAATATTGGAGTGCTAAGTATTTTATGAGATATAAAACAGAATTAGAACTTTAAATTAAACAAATCTTAAAAACAAATGGATTTAAAGAAAACTTAAACTAAATAAAATGAGAAAATTTCACGTAATTAATGACACAAGTACACAAGAATTTTCAAAAAAACTTGAAGAATTTTGTAAAAACCACACTTTAATAGCCAATATTCTTTATAGAACAAATACTGTTCAAACTATTGAATATATTGATAATGATTGTACTATTGAACACGTATTAACCAATTATTCAGCATTAATTCAATATCAATAATATGAAAACAATATTTAAAATTATAATGTTCTTAGTATATTCTTCAGGAGTAATAACAATTTGGTCAGTAGGTCTTGAATTAACATCAATATTTATTGAATATAAAAATATACAACATTATCATAGTTATTTATTTTATCTTGGAACAGGAGCTTTATTATGGTATCCTATTAATTTTTTAAATAAAGAATATAATAAATTAGTATCTGATTATAATAAAGAACCTAAAATTAAAACAAAATCAGAAATAAAGAATATGCTTATAAAAGCATATATTAAAGGTTTACGAGATGAAACTACTACATGTCCTGATTTTGAAGATTATTTTATTGAAAATAAAGATCAAGCTGTAAATACAGATGGATCTATAAAATATTAATTATGAAAAAGAAATTAATAAAACAAGCGATTAAATCTAATCCATTATTAGTAATAGGATTATTAACTAAAATAATAAAATCTAAAAATAGTATGAAAAAAGTTCTTTGAATAACCAATAGGTCATCATATTAACCTAAAGATTTTATTTATTTTACTAAACAAAGATTTAAGTAATATAAAAATCATCTGCTTGAAGATTAGACAGTAATACGCACTGTTAACGTGCTGGAACTAAAGAACTCTGTAAGGAGTATTATAAGCTGATTCAGAAGCTGTTGTTTATTGTAGAGATACCTAGTACTCTGTATGGTGAAATACCCTGCAAGGATGTG